AAATTGTGGTCAAAACCAAATGAGGTCAGCCCACAAACAAAAAAATCCAACGATTTCTAACGTGAAATCGTTGGATTTATGGTCCACCTTGCACATCAACAAGCGAACTATTCCCTTTATGCGGCTTCCGGCTACTTTTCACTGGTTGAACACCAATTTTCGGCCCGTTTGTGGCGCACCGCATAATCTGTAATTATTTTGTAATCTTTGCGCAAACAAAAAATGCCCCGCCAGCGATCCGTCAGGATGCCAGCGGGGCATTGCTTTACTTAGTGGAGATACCTTGCCAATTCAGATGCAACAAAGCCTGCGATCAATGCCGCAATGACCGCCCACCAGAGTTTGTTTCCAAATACTCCGGGGGCTTTTTCCAGCGCGGTCAAGCGGTCGTCCTGCTTCTTGTTCTGTGCCGTCACAACTTCAAGGCTCCGGTTTGTGGTTTCGAGTTGCTGGATGGTCAACTTGATATTGGTGTTCATGCCGTTTACTGCATCGGTCAGCTTCCCCAGCTCGTCCAGCCGGTGGGTGTTGCTCTGTGCACGGTTTTCGACCGCTGTCAGGCGATGTTCCAGTTCCTCGTCAGTCATTACGCTTGTTCTCCCCCACGTTACCGAAATGGGCCACAGTAGTGGTTTCTGCGGATTTCTTTGCCATGTAATCTTCGAGCTTCTTCTTGGTAAAGTCGAACACAAGCTGCACGATCCAATCCAGCGTCCGCTCATTGATTGCCCAGTCCAGCCAGTCCGGGGTGTACCCACGCAGTACGGCAATGACATGGGCTTTCTTTTCTGCACCCGCGCCACTGCCGAACTTTTCCTCTGCGTTGACGATCCACTTGTACACAGTCTTTGCGACCACAAGGCCGTAACCCAGACGTACCGCCGCCAGCGCCGTGACCACAAGGCCGACCACCATGAAGATGCAGGCCAGCCATTCAGGGAATGCCATCAGAAAAACTTTCAGAATGTTCTCCATTTTGTTTTCCTCCTACTCTTAACCCACCCAACGGCTCTTTACCGCACGGGTGTCGATGTGTACCCAGCCAGCAGGACGACCAGTTTTTACCGGGTAACGTCCGATGCCGCCGGTGTTTTTCAGCAGCGTTTCGGCGTAGGTCGAGAGCGTTTCCACGTCCACGCCCTGAATCCGAATATCTGCCGCCATACCGTAGCAATGCTGACTGTACGTTGCGCCCTTGACCGCCTTGTTATGGGCGGCAGTGCGATATGCGCTGGTGATCGTAACAGCCTTTCCAAAGTGATTCCGGATGTTCTGCAACAGTTTCACCAACACATCATCAATAAAGATGGGGTCAGTCCCATCCTTGCAGCGAAACTCTTTCACGGCAAAGTTTGCGGACAGTTTCTTGTTACCATCCTTTGCCAGTGAATAGGCTTTAATCGCCATTGTCGTTTTCTCCTTTCTGGCTCAATACCATTTTGCAGCCGCTCGACCCACACTCAGCCACCAGCACGCCGAACTCGGCCCGTTCGGTGGTGGTGTTCTCGCCCTTGGCTTCCAGCCTGTCCAGCAGGCTTTCGCACAGATCGGGCCAGCTTTTATGCTGCATAGTCTTCGCCCGTGATGTTCTTGTAGTCGTCGGCGGTAATTTCACCGCTTTCCACGCGCTCGGCAAGAACTTTCTTCACGCCAACGCGGCGGGATGCGGGCATCTCAGCCCAAGTCTTAGTGCCTGCAACCAAACGGTTTGCCCAAATGATGTTCATGGTGATACCTCCTTATTCCTTATTCAGCGCTGCGTCCAGCTCACACAGCGCGGTTTCGATGTCGGTCAAACGTTTCTCGTTGGCCGCGTCCTGCTCGCACATTGCGTCCTCGACCTCGGCCACGCGGTCAGGCAGGCGGTCTTTCTCGGCCTGCTCCTTGGCCTTGGCTTCCTTCTGTGCCCGCGTGGGCAGATTATGCTTCTTCCATTCGACCATGATTTCGTCCTCCTTACTGGAATGCACCGCTGACGGCTTCGATGTAGCCGCCCTCGCCGGATTCGCCGCGCTCCACGCTGACGCGGAAGTTAAACGCCGCGCCGTTGGTGGCGGTCTTATTCTCAAAGACGATGTTCACGCCTTTTTTTACCTCGGTCGTGGCATCCTGCCAGACCGGGGAGCTGTCGAGTGCGTTGTTGGTCACTTCGGCTTTGAACTTCGCATCATCGGGGATGGAGCCGGTCACCTGAAGCACGGCAACGGTAATGTCACCCTCAACGGCCAACGGTTCAGCCAGCGTCACGCTTGCGGCGTGGACGGCCTTGGTAAAGGTCGCGGACGTGCTGACGGTTTCCTTGCCGTCGCTCACCTCAACGGTGATGGTGTGGTTGCCGTTCAGGATTTTCTGGAATCCGGCAGCGCTGGCCGTCTGCTCAAAGGTCAGGGCCGTGCCGCTGGCAACGCCGGTGCGGGTCTTGGTGGTCTTACCGTCCAGCTTTTCGGCGACGGTCAGGGTGTCGCCGTCGGCATCGGTGACGGTATACTTCCATGCAAAGGCCGTGTTCTTCTCGCCAAGAGCTGCGCCGTCCGTGCTGACGGTAGGTGCAGTGTTGACACTGACCGTGCCGTCGTCAGAGACCACGAGTGTAGAGGGAAGAATGAAAGCGGGGCGAACACCACAGGAGTAACTGCACCAGCAGTTGTAGCTGGAGCCATCGGTGCCGACGTACCAGACGTCGTTGTAACTGCCGGTGCGCGGAGAGCGCAACCACCAAATGGCAGCGCTGCTGCCGTTGTAGGCGACACGCTTGCTGTTTCCGCCAGAGCTGTTTCCAAAGTACGCCAGCCGAACACCATCCTTGGGGAAATAGCCGTTGTCGCTGGTCGTCCAGCCAACCTCATAACCAGACAGCAGGAATACTTTCGTGCTCAGGCCATTGGAGCCGGTGGCAAGGCTGCCGCCGGAACCAGTGCCGTTCTGGTACGGGATTTTCACCTGCTTAATAGCTGCCCGGATGTTGCTGTCGATGAGGTTGTAGAATGTTCCGTTCAGGTATGTGTGGATGCTGGAATCCTTGTAGGAGTTATTGTTGCCGAACGTGGACGTTGTGTAGATGTCCTTCATCAGCAGCCACGTTCCGGCGCAACTCGAATCATAGGTGCTGGTATTCGGATTGCCCTGCTGCACGATGATGAAATCCTTGGCCGCGCCGTTGACCTTGATTTTGACAATGCTGCCAACGGCTTTCGTGCCCAGTTTTACGTTTGCCATTGTTACCTCCTTGTTTTCGTTCAGGCCCACGGCATGATCTCCGCAGGCCGCGTGTTCTGCGATACAGAGAGGGACAGGGCTTTGTGCTGCTTCTTGTAGATGCAGCGGCATTGCCTCGCCCGCCGTCTGTCACGTGCAAGTTTGTTCGAGTTGATTTTTCGATGGATAGGGATTTTGCACTCAAGCAATTTTTCGAGCCTGTCCGCGTACTGCCTGCGCAAAGAATAAGTATCGCCGTGGGCGGCGTGGGCATCCCACGCATCAAAGCTCAGCAGGATTTCCTGCTTGGTCGCTTCGCCTGCGGGGTATGCCGTCTCCCAATATCTGATCTTGTTCTTCATCCGCTTGGAGCTATCCCGGCGCAGCTTTTGGATGACCGCGCCGGTGTCGGTCAGGTAGCTATGGAATCCCAGAAAATCAATACCGTTCCGCAGCGGGAAAATGGCGGTTTTCTGGTTCAGCTCAAGGCCGTAACTGTCCATAAGCGCCCGCACATCCCGGAGAATGCACTGCAATTTCCGCTTGTCCGAACAGATGATATAGAAATCGTCCATGTATCGGCCATAGTATTTGATGCGGTACTTCTCTTTGATGATGTGGTCAAACTCATCCAAAAACATCAGCGCAAAGAGCTGGCTCGTCTGGTAGCCCAGCGGCAAGCCGTCCTCCATCACGTCGATGTAGATGCAAAGCAGCTCATAGACACGCGGGTCAACGCCGCGCTTGTCCAGCACGGCTTTGAGCTTGCGTTTTAGCTTCCGGTGGTCGATGCTGGCGAAGAAATGCCGCACGTCGCCTTTCAGCACCCAGCCGTCCGCGCCGTGGCCCTCACGGCGGTAATAGTCCACCATGTGGGTTTTCAGGCGCATCAGGCCGTCGTCTGTGCCTTTTCCGGTCTGGCTGGCGTGGCTGTCCCGGATAAAGCTCTTTGTCAGGGCATCATACAGGATGTTATCGACCAGAGCGTGCAGCACCACCTTGTCCACAAATGCGGGGGCGTGTACCATGCGGCGCTTCGGCTCGTAGACGGCAAAGACCTCAAACTTACTTGGCACATAGCGTATCTGCTGCCGAATGCTCCCGTCTGGCTGCCGCACATTGCAGACAGCCAGCTTACGGGAGAGCTTTTCCGTGCAGGCCAGCGCCTGCGCCTCGTACTCGATTGTTTTGCTTTTACTGCGCTTTCCCTTCCGGGCTTCAAGGTAGGCTTTGTAAAGTACCTCAAAGCTGCACAGTTCTTCGTATGTCAAAATGACCCTCCGCTGGTTCGCGTTACGGTAGTGGGCTGCATCCGGCAGGGATGGCCCACCTCAGCGGGATGTATTTATCACTTGCCTGCATCGGCAAGCGACAGGATGCGGTTTCCTTTGATGGGCGCACTGCTTTCAGCTTATGCCTACTCGTCACACGGTTCCATCAGAGCGGGGCGAACACCATAGGAGTTGTTGTACCAGTTGTTGTTGTTGGAGCCATCGGTGTTGACGTTCCAGACGTTGTTGTTATTGTTGGTGTTCGGAGAGCGCAGCCACCAAATGGCAGCGTCAGACAAACAAACCGCACCCTTTATGCAAAGCGGTTGCCCGCTGTGCGTTTACGGTTCCGGGTAAAGGACGGCTTTCAGGGCGGCAGCCTGTTCGGTCAGCCGTTTCCGTTCCGCTTCTGCCCGGAGTTTTTCGGCACGTCCGCGTTCCGACGTGAGCCACTTCATCGCCGGGTATTTTACGTCCGTGACCTTCTTTGTCCAGATACCGGCTTTCTTCGCACTGATGATACCTTCCTCCGTGCAGATGGTCAGGTATTCCAGCAGCAGAGAGCAGCCGTCCACAACTGCGCCGATCTTCTCAACGCGCTTGTCGTAGTCGGTCTGGAAATTGACGTTGTTCGCCGCGTGTGCATCCAGCAGGATTTGCCGGGCAGTCAGCCGGATGCCCTCACCGTACAGACGGAAAGTGCTTTTGGAAAAGCCCTCCCTGTCCCGTGTGTCGAGTGCATGGACGGCAGTGCCGCACACCTTCTGGATGTCGCGCACATCTTCGAGCGCCGCGACTTTCTGGATGATCTTCCGGGCATCGCTCCGGCTGATGTCGTCGGTGACAATGCGGGTTGCCCTCTGGGTGTACCGCAGCAGCTCCCGCGCATTCGCGCCGACCTTGAATGTTTCAGCCATCAGAACTCCACCCTCGCCTGTTCTGCGTTCCACACGCCGGCGACGGCCAGACCGTCAAGGCTGCCGAACGTGGCAGAAAACGGGTTTTTCGTGACGTTCGTGCCGAACTTCAGCTCAATGGCCTTGATGCTGGCGTTCATAGCTGCCACACTGGCACGGATGTCGCTGTGGGCATTCTCCGCACCGTTGTGAGCGTCCACGGCTGCGCTGATGCGCTGGTCGGTCTCGGCCTTTTTGTAGCCGTCCACTTCCCACCGCTGGCTCTCGGTCAGGTGGCCGTCTGCATCCAGCGTGGCAATGCCGCCCGGAATGCCGATCTGGTCAGTGCGGACAACATCTTCATCCGGCGCCTTGCCGGGGCCTGCGTTAAAAGAACCGTATGCCATTTAGGTTCCCCCTTCCTGTGCATCCGTGTATTTCACGGTGCTTGTAATGTGATACTGTGCAGAAATTTTCTCGGTCGGAGCTTTGGCGGCCCTCAGCCGCAGCTTTCCTTCGAGGCTTTCGGTCGCAATAAAGCCCACCGCACCCGCCACATCGTAAAATTCCGGCAGTACCGTAACATCCACAATGTCGGTAGCCAACAGGCCCGCAATGGGGATGTCACAATAAAAATAGCCGGGGGAGGAATCATCCTCGCCCCAGCCATCGACCGGAATCGTAAAAGACACCGCAGCCGTGACATCCTGCTTTTCGTGCAGGATGTCATCGGTTTCCTCGAATCCGTTTGCCGTTGCTTCGGAAAGGTCTCCGATTGCGGTGTTGCACTGCTTGATGTGGCTGCAAAGCGCGGCAAGCCCTGTGCCCAAAAGCGTTTTGATCTTCGCTTTTGCCATAGAGCTTACCTCCTCATGTCTTAGTCAGCCAGCAGAGCGGCGATCTCCTCTGCGGAGAAGTCCTCCACGTCCTCGTCGTGCAGAACATTCTCCGGCTCGGTGTACACGACGACTTCCTTGCCGTCGATGTTCACATTGCCGTTGGTGGAACTGGCGGCAGTCTTGGTTGCGCCCTCAGAGACACCGGCCAGCTTTTCGCCCTCGGCATCGGTCATCAGGCGCTTACCGGTCTCAGCAGCCACGAAGTCGGCAGGCTTCTTACCGCTGTCGGTCAGATTGCCCTCGCCGTCCAGCGCAGCGAGGTTGCCGGTGGTAGCGCCAGTGACCTTATCGGCCTTGCCGGAAATGTCCACTTCCTCCGGGGTGGGGACATACAGACCGTCGTCCTTCAGGGTCAGAGCGTTGCCCGCAGCAGCGGAAACATTGACCTTGACATCCACCTCATAGCCAGCGATGGTAACGGTGGTGGAAGCATCCTTGCCGACGGCCTTAGCCTTGTAGGTATCCACCAGCGCAGCCATGCTCAGGAAAGAGTAGGTGCAGGAGTCAGGATTCTCACCCTTGACGGCCAGCACCATGACGGGCTTGCCGTCCAGCTTGGGGTCGGTAGCGCCGGGGTAGGTCGCAGCATCGAACTTGAACTTGGCCACGAAGGTGGTCTTGGTCTGGTCGAGGAACAGCTCAGAGGGGAAGTCAACGGAGAAAGCAGCAGTGCCGCTCTTGTCGGTAGAGGTGTAGAAGTTCACGGTATTGCCGTCAACGCCAAGAGACTTGATAGCAGCGTTGGCTGCGGTCTGCACAGGGGTAAAGGCGTCCTTCTTAACGAAGGTCTTCTTGATTTCAGCGGTCAGGTTGCGGATGGTGGTCTTGGTAGAAATCTGCTTAGACATAATAGTGTCCTCCTAAAAATTATTTCAGCATATCAACGATTTCCTGCTGCGTTTCTTCCTCGTCGAGCAGGTCTTCACTCGTTACAACGGTTTCTTTGCGAACAGTCAGCGCGTTTGCGCTGTCGAAGTCAAGGCCTTCGCCGATGCGGACGGCAATAGCGCCGCTTGCATCACGCTTCAAGCCCTGACCGATGCTTACGCTACCGGTTTCACCCGAACCACCTCCTTTCCCGAACAGGGTTACGGTCGCCTGAATATCTGCTTCCGGGATGCGCTGGGCGAAAAATCTGATGAAGCCATCATGCGTTTCGCACCCGTTCAGGACACCCGCTTTGGTCGTAGTATAGAAGCTGCCGGGAGATACAACGCCAACGGGTACAAGCTCGCTGGTGCTGTCCGACAGTTCTGCATCATAAATGCACTGGTAGTAATCCATACCGCCAGCGTTTTCGTAATCATCCTCGCTGCGGGCAGGCTTCCACCCGTCAGCCGCAAGGGTGAGTTCGTAGGAGCCATAGTAGCCGCCTGTGCCGCCGTCCACCTGTTCCTTGATAAGAGCCTTTACCTGTTCTTCGTTCAGGATTTCCCCGGATTCAGACAGGTTCTTCACGGCTGCGCTGACCGCTGCCGTGATGGTCGCCGCATGGGCGTCGGCATTGGCATTGTGCTTCTCGATCTCGGCCTTGACCAGCTTCATCAACGCCTGCATCTGCGGGTCAACGGTAATGCTGATATTGGCCTTGTTCGACACAGCAAGCAGCGCCGACAGCTCAATCTCAAAATTGCCGTTCACTTTCGTGGACGGGACCTCCACTCCGCGTGCATCCTGCATAATAAACAGGAGTGTTTCAGCATCGTCGTTCAGCCTGCCATAAACGCCCACCTGATGCATGATGTACGTTTCATCTGCACCGGTGATCTGGATTTTTACCCGCCGGGCAGTTTCGCCGTTGCTTTCAACAGTTTCGATGTCCAGCAATTTCAGGTCATGTGTTTCGCCGCTTACCCCGGTTTCCTCCGAAAGGTCTGCGTCTGCCGTGCCGGTGCCGCTCACAGCGCGGGTGATTACCAGCGCACCACCGGAGAGAGATTCCGACAGCAGGGCGGCACCGGCGGCGGTGTAGTTAGATTTTTCCCAACTCACGTTGTCTGTCCTCCAATAACAATGTTTATCGCCGTGTGCGACCGCTCAACAGTGCCCGCCGTAAAGGCTCGTGCTTTCACTGCCTTTGCTTCAACGGCACCGGGCAGCGCCACGGCAACCTGCATTTTCGATCTTCCGACCGCACCGGCAACATACGCCTTTGCGCCAATCTCCCGCGGCTTGATCCTACCGGGGAGCTTTACGGTGCAGGATGTCGCCATGCCGCAGGGTGCGGCGGCGATGTAGGCGGGCGACCGTTCATGCGGTTCGATGGTGTAGATGATGTGCTCAAGGTGAGCGGTACAGCGCCGGGCATAACCAAGGCGCTTTTCAATTTCTTCCGGTGTGTAATAAATGACACCATCATCGGTAATGTCTACGTTCATGCGCCAGTAGCCTGGCCTTCCTCCGTAGTCATACCATTCACTTATCTTCACATTCGGATAGATCGATGACAGCGCCTTTTTGACTGCCCACTCCGTTCCGCAGTACCGACGGACTTCCAGCGCAGTTTTGATGATCCTGCGCTTTGTTTCAATCGGATAGCCGGTATCATACCAGTCAACGCGGAACTGAACCGCAAGAATGTCCAGAACCGCTTCGTCTGCATGGTCAATATCCGTGTAGATTTTTAAGCGTTCGGCAGCTTCCAGTTCTTTCTTGCGCCGCTCCCTGAAAACCGCATCAAGGATCTGTACCCATGGCTCTTTGGCAACATCAGGCGGCAGCCCTTCGACCAGGCCGACTTCGTGGAGTTCAATCATCTTCGATTCCTCCGTATGTCACCTTGCAGCTTCGGAGTTTTGCTACCTGAATTTCAGAGACGGTCGTTTCGACTGGTGCCAGCAGGCGCGGACGTTTTGCGCCGGCTTCCCGGACGCGCATAATCAGCTCTGCCGGTTCAATGTCCCGTCCGATTTTTCTCTGCCAGGCTTCATACTCCTTCACTGCTGCTTCCACATTTTCCTGAATCGTCGATGCATTCTTGACATTACTCAGAGCAATATGGTAAGTAAGCTCGATGTCGTAGGGGATTTCTTCCGGCGCATGGCAAAGTACCAGGTCGCCCATCGGGCGCTTTACTGTATCGAAATATTCCTGCATTCCGGTACATTCTTCCTTCGTCGGAACCCTGCCTCCTGCCATCAGGAAATAAATGTGGATCGTATATCCTTCCTTGCAGACGATCTTCGTGTCTGCCACATCGGACCGCCAGCTCGATGCAAAGTATTCATAGGCATCCACCGGACCGGCCACGGAGAAAATCGAAGGTGCATAATTGATGCGTCTGGTAAATGAATCATCGCCCTCCGTATCCGTACCGCCCGTGCTTGCAGAAACACTTTTTGCCCCGGACACATACGGGATAGGATCCACCAGCACATTGATTTCGCCCTCGGCAATCCCATCGCTGTTGCTTCCCGCCTCATCCGCCACAGCAACTACGTCCACGGTCAGTTCGCCGGGTAAGATCTCCGCATACTTTTCGGTTTTGAAATACCGCTTGTCTGCCGTTCTTACCTGTGTTCCTTCCGGGATTCCTGTTGCGCTCGTTCTCGGCGCGGACAGCGTGAACCGAATAACCACCGTGGCTTTTCCGGCTTCTAGGCGTTCCACGCCAACGAGGGGAGCAAGGTTGTCCAGATTTGGTCCTGTGCTCGTAGGCAGCAGCTCCGCTTTCAGGCACGCCGTGCTGTACTCCATGTTGTGATGCGAACGATGCGCCAGCGTCAAAAGGACAAGCCGTGCTTCAGAACACCGCTCCAACGATACCTCGCCGTTGAAAAGCTCTTTGTTGTACTTGCCAAACAGTGCCTTGCAATCGGCCACAGCTTCTTCCAGCGTTTCTTCGCCTTCAATGTCGATGTCCGGGATGTTCTCAAATTCTTTGATTTTAGACAAGCTCGTACACCACCTTTGGAATTACCACGCCATGCAGCACATCACTGTCCAGCCAGTCCACCCGCACCACTCTTGCCCGTGGCTCAAACGATGCGGTTTTCTCTGTCACCTCAGCCACATATAATCCCTTTGCCACCGGAAGGGGCTTATCGACAAATATGTTCGGGTTGATTCCGAGTTCTCTGTCGCCCTCTTGGCTCCCGATTGGCGTGGAATACAGTGTGCGAAGGCACTTTGCGATGTCCTGCACTTCTTTTTGTTTTTCGCTGTCACCGGACAGCTCAACCACCGTGCTGCTGAAGTCGATCATATGTACTCCTTTATGGTCAGGCTTACCTTGCACTGCATCAAAAGCCCGTGTTTTATCACCGAATCCCAGCTGTCGCTTATTTCAGTGACCCGGAACTTGTTTTGCGATACCGGTGCAAACCCGATAATCAGGTAATGAATCTCTCCGTTTTCTGACATTTCCGTCAGACGGTTCAGCATCTTGCGAGGGTTCACGCCGAGCGCTGCATCCAGAAGAATATCAAAAGTGTACTCCCTCAGTTTCGGTGATAAATACTCTGCCCGCGCTTTCCCGCCAAGCACTTCATGTTCCGCCCAGTTTGCTCCGGTCGTCCCCTTAAAGTTTGACGGGGTGAGCACACGCAGGTGTCCTACGGAGAAAATCACATCGCCGAAAATTCCAACATACATTCCAAAACCTCCTTACAG